AATAATTATGTAAATATTTTCCCTCTTCTTGCTTATCAAAAGATTTATCAGGATTTCTTTCGATGGAATCAATGGGAAAATGCTAATCCTTCCTCTTATAACGTGGATTATTTTTCCGGCGTTTCTCCTCTTTTAACATCTTCTCTTCCTCTTGCTTCTGATCCATATTGGAAATCTGATACAATGTTTGACCTCAAATATTGTAACTGGAACAAGGATCTGTTAATGGGTGTTCTTCCGAATTCTCAATTTGGAGATGTTGCTGTTATTGATATTCCTAATTCAGGAGCTTCCGATGTTGTTTTACGTTCTGATAATAAAAAGAGTAAGATAGGTGTTGCTTCTGCCGTTAGTTCTAGTTCTGCTCCAGTTCCTTTCTTTGCTTTGCAAGCCTCTGCCTCTAATACAATACCTTTGGGTTCTTCCCTTTGTGTTGATTTATCAACTTTGCAATCTCAATTTACGGTACTTGCGCTTCGCCAGGCTGAAGCTCTTCAGCGTTGGAAGGAAATCTCTCAATCCGGTGATTCGGATTATCGTGAACAGATTCGCAAACACTTTGGTGTGAACTTGCCCCAAGCCCTTTCTAATATGTGTACCTATATTGGTGGTATCTCTCGTAATCTTGATATCAGTGAAGTTGTGAACAATAACCTTGCTGCTGAAGGTGATACTGCTGTTATTGCTGGTAAGGGTGTCGGTGCTGGAAATGGTTCTTTCACTTACACTACTGATGAACATTGTGTCGTTATGTGTATTTATCACGCTGTTCCTTTGCTCGATTATACACTTACCGGCCAAGATGGTCAGTTGCTTGTAACTGATGCCGAGTCTCTCCCAATTCCCGAGTTTGATAATATTGGTATGGAAGTTCTTCCTATGACACAAATTTTCAATTCCCCAAAAGCTTCTATTGTCAATTTGTTCAATGCAGGTTATAATCCTCGTTATTTCAATTGGAAGACAAAACTTGATGTCATTAACGGTGCGTTTACTACTACTCTTAAATCTTGGGTATCTCCTGTTACCGAGTCTCTTCTTTCCGGATGGTTTGGTTTTGGATACAATGAAGGAGATATCAATGAAGGTAACAAGGTTGTTTTGAATTATAAGTTTTTTAAGGTCAATCCTTCTGTTCTTGACCCGATATTCGGAGTTGCTGCGGATTCTACTTGGGATACCGACCAACTGTTGATTAATTCTTATATTGGTTGCTATGTTGCCCGTAATTTGTCTCGTGATGGTGTACCTTACTAATTTTTTGTTTTAATTATGATAGGAAAATTTAATTCTTTGGAATGTCTGGAACAAGGTTGTGGACTTATTCCTAATGTTGAGCCTGATGCTTTTGCTGTTGCTCCTGAGTTTGATTGTACTGAAGAGCTTCGTGTAGAGATTTATGATACTGATGAAACTCGTCCAGTTCGTTATACTTCTGATGTTCGTTTGATTCTTCATACCAAGGACTTGGCTTCTCGTGCTGGTCTTTCTATTGCTTCTAAGTTTGGTCAAGGTAATAGGTCTGCTTCTCAGATTCAGCAGATTATGGATAAAATGTCTGATGATGACCTTTTGGCAACGGTTCGTTCTCGTCATGTTCAAGCTCCTTCTGAAATTATTGCTTGGTCTAAAGAGTTGTCAGTTTATGCTGAACATCTCGAGTTTCAAGCTCAAGAATTGATTGATGCTGAAAATGCTAAACAAGAGGCAGAAAAGGCGGCTGCTGCTTCCGCTGATACTGCTTCCTCTGAATAATGGGCTTACTTGGTTCAATCGCTGGTGGTCTCCTTGGTCTTGGTTCTTCTGCTGCTCAAAACTCTCAGAATAGACAAAATATCAGGGAAACCAACCAGATGAATTATAAAATTAATCAGATGAATAACCAATTTAACGAACGTATGGCAATGCAGCAGCGTGATTGGCAGGAAAACATGTGGAATAAGGAGAACGCTTATAACACTGCTTCTGCCCAACGCCAACGTCTCGAGGAAGCTGGTTTGAATCCTTATCTGATGATGAATGGAGGTTCCGCTGGTGCTGCTCAATCTGCTGGTACTGGTGCTTCTGCTACTTCTACTGGTAATGCTGCCATGCAACCTTTTCAAGTTGATTACTCCGGTATCGGTTCTTCTATTGGTAATATTTTCCAATATGATTTGATTCAATCTGAAAAATCTCAGTTGCAAGGTGCTAAACAACTTGCTGATGCCCAAGCTATGGAAATTCTTTCTAATATTGATTGGGGAAAACTTACTGAAGGAACTCGTAATTATTTGAGGTCTACTGGACTAGCTCGTGCTCAACTTGGTTATGCTAAGGAACAACAGGAAGTTGATAACATGGCAATGACCGGTCTTATTATGCGTGCTCAACGTGCTGGTATGCTTCTCGATAATGAGGCTAAAGGTATTTTGAACAAGTATCTTGACCAACAACAACAGCTTGACTTAAATGTTAAAGCTGCGGATTACTACCAGCGCATGTCTGCTGGTTATCTTTCTTATACTGAAGCTAAAAAAGCTTTGGCTGAAGAAGCTTTGGCTGCTGCTCGTACTCGTGGTCAAAATATTTCTAATGAAGTTGCTTCTCGTATTGCTGAATCTCAAATTGCTGCCAATATTGCAGCTAATGAATCTGCTGCAGCTTATCATAATGAAGAACTTAGACTAGGGCTTCCTAAAGACAACGCTCGCAGTAGGAATATTGAGGAATGGTATCGTGCTAGAAATGAAAAGAAAAAGTATAAGTATTTTGATGCTGATAAATGGGTTGAATATGGTACTAGTATCGGTAATACTATAGGAAATTTCATGCCTCGTAGGATTTTTTCTAGGTCTTTTCCTCGTTCTGTTAATCACAATACTAACACTGGGCACTAACGCTAACTATAATTACAATTATGGTTCTCGCCGTTAGTCTTTTTGTTTGTCATGTGTGCCCGGCTCGCAGTGATGCGCGTCGGGCTTTGTTGTTTGTAGTAACTTCCGGCAACCGCGCGTAGCGTGGTTATACACCCCCCTGAATTCTGGGAGACTCCGTCGACTGGAATCAGAGCCGTCAGGCTATAGTACTGCCATCCTTAAAACTTGACGTTTGCAACGCGTAAGCAATCTCCCGGAGAGTTCCTCTCCCCCGTCGCTGCTATACCTCTTAAAATATAAATTGGCGAAGCCTACATGAGTTTGCCCGTAGGGAAAGCGATTTACCTCATCGCTTTCAGTCTCCTCTTGTCTTATATATGCAAACTCACAGACCAGCCTGCCACTCATATAGCTTGTGTTTATTTATGTTAATAATATATTTGTGTATTTGCTCTTTTCAAATTTTTATTTATATCTTTGTTCTGTTTTTAAAACCAATGTATAATTAAAATTTTAAATGTTATGGAAAAGTATTATTTGTGTTCTGTTCAGTCTAAGGTAAATCCTAATCAAAATGAAACCATTCTTGTTCCCGTTGACGAAGTTTCTGAATTTGTTTCTTCTCACCTGTGTCCTGATTGTGTGCTTATTCTTTCTCATTGTTCAACTTTTAAAGCAATTTCTGATGAAAAGTGAAACTAAATCTAAAATTTGGTCTGCAATTATTGCTGCGGCTGTTAGTCTTCTTACTTCTATTGCTCAAATATTTTCGTAATCGTAAATTATGAATCCTGAACTAATGAAGTTTGTTGAATGGCTTCTCCGTTGTAACATTCATTTTACTGTTACTTCTGCTTTTCGTACTAAGGAACAAAACCTTGCTTGTAACGGTTCTCCTAGTTCTCAGCATTTAACTGGAGACGCTATCGATTTAAAGCCTGTCGATTTATCTGTTGAGGATTTTATTTCTCTGATTAAAAATTCTCCTTTTACTTTTGACCAGCTTATAAAATATCGTACGTTTATTCACATTTCTTTTGCGCGTGGCCGCAATCCCCGTCAAATGGAGCTTAATTTTATTGATAGAAAATGATTACTAAGGAATTACAGAATAAGTTAGTGACTCGTTGTCAAAATCCTCGTACGGTTGTCAACAAATACACGCACGAGCCTGTTATTGTTCCTTGTGGCTCTTGCCCTTCTTGTATTCTTCGCCGTTCTGGTATTCAGACTAACCTGCTCACTACTTATTCTGCTCAATTCCGATATATATACTTTGTTACTCTTACTTATGCTCCTCGCTTTCTTCCTACTTTGGAGGTTTCGGTTGTTGAAACTTGCATTGATGATATTGCGGATGTATCCGTCGTTCCCGATATTAATGACTTGGACGCTCGTGACCCTAATACTTATTTGTTTGGTTTTCGTAGCATTCCTCGTTCCTCTTCTATTAAATTGAAAAATTCTACTGTAGAACGTACCTTTAAAGACCCTGAGGTTAGATTTACTTATCCTATGAAGCCCAAGGATTTGTTATCTATTTTTGGTAAGATTAAACATAACATTCCGAATAGAATTCCTTATATTTGTAATCGTGACCTTGATTTATTTTTGAAACGTTTAAGAAGTTATTACCCGGATGAAAAATTACGTTACTACGCTGTATCAGAATACGGCCCTACCAGTTTCCGCCCGCATTGGCATTTGTTATTGTTTTCCAATTCCGAACGATTCTCGGAAACTGTTCTTGAAAATGTATCTAAGGCTTGGTCTTACGGACGTTGTGATGCGTCACTCTCGAGAGGATTCGCAGCTCCATATGTTGCGTCTTATGTTAATAGTTTTGTCGCTTTACCCAACTTTTATACTCAAATGCCAAAAGTGGTGCGACCTAAATCCTTCCATTCCATTGGATTTACAGAATCAAATCTCTTTCCTCGAAAGGTACGAATTACCGAAATTGACGAAGTTGCCGATAAGTGTCTTGATGGAGTGTGCGTTGAGCGCAATGGATTTTTTCGCACAATTAAACCTACATGGCCGTATCTCCTTCGACTATTCCCCCGATTTTCGGATGCTATTCGTAAATCTTCATCGAGTATTTACCAGTTACTTTATGCTGCGTTCACAGCGCCCGAACGAGTCGTTCGTAGCGGATGCGCTGATATAAGATGTGATCCTTTTAGCGAAGCTTCCAAGCAAAGCATGTTGTCTTTTTGTAAACAGTATTTAAATTATGTAGATAATTATGGAAAAAGAAATGACGTAAGTAACATTCTTTTACCTAAATCGAATCTACCGCATAGTGATATTCTCATCTTGTCTGAATGTCGTTTGTATGATGGTGTTGATTTGGAGCCTGTTCATCGTATCTCCCGCGTCTACCGTTTTTTTCTTGGAATTAAGAAATTTGTTCAAACATATTCCTCAAGCGGAGATACGAACTTCTTCTTATCCAAAGGCTCTTTTGGAGGAGTCTATTTTGGCCGAGACAGATTCTTGCGTATTGTTTCCGACAAAATAGTTAATTTTTGGAATCGTTACGAATACAACCGCCTTGTTGATTTTTATCAGACCTTGGAAGATTCTAATGATAAGGAATTGGTTGATTTTGAAATTCGTAATTATTCTTTTCGTTATGATAAGTCTGTTCTTGATGAGGAAACTCCTTATGATAAATTACCTTTTGTTCGTCGTTTGGTCGCCGCGGCGTTGATGAAATGTCGGGATAAGGTTAAACACAAGAAGGTTAATGATTTGTCAGGTATTTTCTCATATGAATATGAATAGTATGTTTAATTATTAATTTATTTTTTCTATGGCTTCTTACACTGGAATGTCCAATCTTCAGAACCATCCTCACCGTTCTGGATTTGATATTGGACGTAAAAATGCATTTACTGCAAAGGTTGGTGAGCTTCTCCCTGTTTATTGGGATATTTCTATGCCCGGTGATAAGTATAAGTTTAACATTGAGTATTTTACTCGTACTCAGCCCGTTGAGACTTCTGCTTATACCAGGTTGCGTGAATATTTTGATTTCTATGCTGTTCCGTTGCGTCTTCTTTGGAAGTCTGCGCCTTCTGTGCTTACCCAGATGCAGGATATCAATCAGATTCAAGCTTTGTCTTTAACTCAGAATTTGTCTTTGGGTTCTTATCTTCCCTCTTTAACTTTACAATATTTTTCTACTTGTTTGAATCGTCTTAATGCGTCGAGTTATAATCCTTCTAATTCTTCCTCTTATAAGAATATGTTTGGTTTTAGCCGTGCTGATTTAAGTTTTAAGCTTCTTTCATATCTTGGATATGGTAACATCCTGAGTACTGCTCCTTCTTCTGGTACTCGTTGGTGGTCTACTTCTTTGGTAAGTGAAGCTTCTTCTAATTATACTCAGCAATATATCCAAAATAATTATGTAAATATTTTCCCTCTTCTTGCTTATCAAAAGATTTATCAGGATTTCTTTCGATGGAATCAATGGGAAAATGCTAATCCTTCCTCTTATAACGTGGATTATTTTTCCGGCGTTTCTC